GGAGTCGTGTCGCTCGCACACAGACTACCCCCCGCCGTCGAATAAGTTACGGAAACGCATGGCAAAAAAGTCTAAGCCTACTCTACCTGCGACACCGGGCGGAGCCTTCCACGCTGATTTCGGGCTACCCGTCGAGTACCGGCGCGAGGAGCATTGTGCCGCGCTGTCGTCTTTGATTGACGAGGCTCGCGCTGCCGGCAGCTTGACTGCGGTGGCTAACTTCACGAAGCAGCTCGCCGCCCTGGGCGGTCTGTCGGCTCCGCTGGTTGACGAGTCCGCTGCGGTCGCCGAGCCTGCGACGTACCTTGACAGCTTGCGCGAGCGGCTGTCGACTGCACGCGACATGCGGCAAAGGGCAAGCAAGGCTGGATCGTTCGGCAGCGCAGCGCAGCTTCTACATCAGGAGCTGGACATTCTGCGCATGATTGACGAAGAGACGCGAGCGAAGCCGTCGGCCGTTACCGAGATGTCCGACGCCGACCTCGTTGCGCAGATCGCGGCCGACGTCGCCGCGCTCCCTCCGGCCGTTCGGGCGCGGGTGCAGGCATCTACCAGCGCGCCGAGCCTGCGTCTGGTCGGCTCGCGTAAGACCACGGCATGACAGCCGAGCGCCTGCGCGTCAACCTTGCCGAGTTTGCGCGGCGACGGCGCGAGCGCCCGCTTGACTACATGCGCTGGCTGGTACCGCAAGACCGCTGGTTGCGCATGACCGGCGACAAGCTTTACCGCGCTGGTAATCAGGCGCTGGGCAAGAGTACGGCCGGTCTTGCCGAGGTCATCTGGGCCTGCCTCGGGACGCACCCGCACTACGCGACGAAAGCGCCTCCGGTGCAGGTCATCGTGTGCTCGCTGAATCAATCGCAGTCAATCAGCATCCAAGGCAAGTGCCACGACTTGATCCCTGCGGGCGTGCTTGCCGACGACTGCGAATACAACGCAAAGACCGGCTACGGTGCGAATCGGCCTCTGACAAGATTCGCGAACGGTTCGACCATTCGCTGGGTGACCGACGATCAAGGGCCGCGCTCGGTAGCCGGTGCGACCGTCGACCTCGTGCTTGTCGACGAGCCTTGCTCACCCGAGATGATGCGCGAGCTGCGCAAGCGCGTGCTGGTCAAGGCCGGCCGAATCGTGATGACGTTGACCCCGATCAACGGCCCTGTCGAGCACATACAAGCGGCCGTCGAAGCCGGGCACATGCCCGAGGTACACGCGACTCTCACGGTGGACAACCTGATCCACGTCGACACGGGCGAGCTGCGCACGCTGGAGGATGGCACCCTCTGCGATGACGAGTGGATAGCGAGGATGTGGGCAAAGGAACCTGCGAGCTGGGCAGGCATCACGCTCGACGGCCTATGGGAAATGCGTCCCCAGGGCGCATGGTTCGCGCCTATCTGGTCGGCGGCGTCTCACGTGTCGGATTCTGCGATGCTTGACGGCGAGAGCTATTGGCATCTCGGCATTGACTACGCAAGCGCCGATCGGCCACAAGGTCTGGTCGCCGTGCTTGTGCGAGTCGAGCCTACCCGCGGCGATGCAGGCCGACAGAGCGAGAGCATCATCGTGGAGGATCTGGTCAGCCTGCCGGGCTCGGCGACCGTTACGATGTTCGCTTCCGAGATCGTGAAGATGCTCAAACGCAACGGCCTACAATGGCGCAACCTACGCACGGTCTACGGCGACAACCCGGTGCAGGGCAGGCACGAATACAAAGGCAACTACGACCTAACGCGCCGGCTTGCGCTGGAGCTGCAGGTCGCGCAGACCGGTATCAGCCCGCGCATCCTCGGAGCGAAGGAGCGAATGAGCGGCGGCAGTCGCGATACCGGGTGTCGGTATCTGTACGAGGCGATGGCTTCTCAGCGCATGGTAGTGCGCTCGCGGTGCAAGGTGCTCATCGAGGCGATCGAGAGCTGGGACTACACGGCGCAGCACCCGGCTAAGGACAGGATAGACGCGCTACGATATGCGCTCAAAGACTACATTTTTCCATCGGGTCGGCAGTTTGCGTCTGTCACCCGTGTAAGGTAGGCCCATGTACCATACCGATTCACTCTACATCATCCCGCCTCCAGGCGACGACCTCGGCGAGCTTACCCGGTGGGAGCATAGCCGTCTGGTACGTCGGATGCTTGACGGCGCATGGGAACAGGACTTGCAAAACCGGGTAGCGCGCGAGGTCGGCAGAGAGAGAGCCGACGCATGGGGCGTGGCGAAGACGACTTCGATGCCGCTTGTCAGCATTTGCCGCGAGACGGCCGCGCTGTACCTCACCGAGCCCGAAGTGCGCGTCGGCGACACTCCCATCTTTGGCCCGTTTGCGCAGGCGATCAATGCGGCGGGCCTCTGGCCTCGGATGCCCCGCTATCAGGCGATGGTAATCGGACTACGCGAGTGCGCCTGGCGCGTCTCGGTGCTGCCGAATGGCGAGATCCAATACCGGCCGGTGTTCCCTGACCTGATGATCTGCGAAGCGATGGACGACCAGCCCGACGTACCGCACTCGGTCAAGGAATTGCGCTACCGCGATGACTACGGGTGGTGCTACGACTACCTCTGCATCGACGCGAGCGATTCTGCGGGCCCGTTGTATCAAGTGCTGCAAGTTTCTACGGGCAACGACATCAGCATCGAAGTGCTCGGCGGCAACTTTAGCGGGCCTAACTATCCGTACCGGCGCAGCGACGGCACGCCGATCCTCCCCTACGTCCTGTACCACGCCGAGTCTTTGGGCGACCGCTTGTGGAACTGGCGCGGTAACTGGGAGACGGTGCAAGCCTGCCTCAACAACGGGGTGCTGACGACCTACCTAAATCATTGTATCCGCGACGCCAGCCATCCTCAACGGTACACCCTTGACTGCGCTTTTGTTGGCGCGATCCCGGCCGGCGCTGATTCGTTCTCGCAGCGTGTCGAGGTCATCGCCGACCCTGCGGTAATCATGCGCGCCGAGTCGACGCAAGAAGGCCGACAGCCGATGATCGGTCAGTTTCAAGCTGGCGCAAACCCCGTCGAGTTAGAGGGCGTCATTAGCTCGATCGCGAATCGCATCGCCATCGACGCGGGCCTGCCTCCTGCCGACATCCAGCGCATGGGCGGCACGGCTCGCAGCGGCTACGCGATCGCCCTAAGCAACGAGGGCAAGCGTGCTGCAGCTCGTCGCTACGCCCCCGTGTTTCGACGCGCCGACGAGCAGCTAATGTCGACTACTGCGGTGCTCTGGAACCGCGCGACCGGCGCTGCGTTGCCCGAGCTGGGCTATCAAATCACGTACAAAGACCTGCCGCTGTCCCCCGAAGAGCTGCAGGCACGACGTGCCAACGTCATCGAGCTGATGGGCGCGGGCCTGCTCTCTCGTACTCGCGCGTACATGGAGCTCAATCCCGGCATGACCGAGGCAAGCGCCGTCAACGAGCTTGCGCGCGTCGATGCCGAGCGCCGACTGATGACTATCCCCTAACCCCCGAGGCAAAGTGAACGACACTACCACTACCCCTGAGATCGACATTCCCGAGGATGCCACCCCGAAGGCGCGCGATCGCATCGTTGCCCTGTCAGCAGAAAAAGCACAACTGCGATCGCAGCTCGACGGCCTCGCGCCGCAACTGGCGGCGGCGGCTACCATGCGCAGCGAGCTGGACACGCTGCGCGCGCAGCACGACGTACAGCGCGCCGAATGGCAGGCAGCGCAGACCGGCTGGACTACCGAGCGGGCGATCCTGTCAGCGGGCATCGTCGACCCCGAGGCAGCCGACATCGTGGCGCACGCCTACAGCCGAGTCGCCGTCCCTGCCGAAGGTGCAAAGCCGACGCTTTCGGAATGGCTGGCGAATCGCGAGGCGCTCCCCAAAGGTGTTCGCGCCTACCTCCCCGATGCGGTCGCGGTGGCTGCAGCGGCTGCGACAGGTCAAGCGCTTGCGCCGGTTGCTCTGCCGCCTACGCCATCGGTGAACGCAGGCGCAAGCTCGGGCACGGCAGCGCCTGCCAAGACGTTCTCGCCTGAGGGTATTCAGCAGATGC